TTCGGCGAGGCAGGCGGCGTAGCCGGCGAGGTCGACGATCTGGTCGTGTGTTTTCGTCGGCCCTAAAAACCGCGAAACCTTGTCGAGCGTCATGATCAAGGCCCAGTCGCTCGGGGTGAGCGGACGCTTGAGCACGTCGGCAAAGGCGGCGTTGATCATGCCGACCGTGCGGCCGAAATGTGCCTTGGGTCCGCCGTACTTTGGGCGGCGGTCGCGGACGGCTGCGATGGTTTCATGGAGCAAACCCTCAGCCGGGCTGGCGTCGTCGTCGGCCTGGGCGGCGAGGATGCCGTCGCCCGTGAACCGCGGCTCCTCCTCGTCGTGGAGCTCTCGCTCGCCGCGGAGGATCCAGTCGACCGGGATCGTGGCGGCTGGGTCGAACGTCTCCTCGGGCTCGGGGCTTTCGCAACACGCGGCATCGGCGGCGCACCCTTGGGCGAGTCGGGCCTCCACGGCGGCCCGCAGTTCTTCGTTGGCCTGGTCAAGCGTCGTCGTCATGCGTGCGAGCTCCTGTTTCTGGTAGCGAATAAGGTTCAACAATCGAATAACGTCAGCGGCAAGAGAGCCCGATGTGCCGAAATAGGCGCCGGAGAAACGGCGGGCTCGGTATTCGGCCTCGCGGAGGTAGGTTTCATTGAGCATTTCGGCGCTTCTGGAGGTCGCGGTCGCAGAAGATCGGCAACGCCTTTGTCACCTCGTGGCGGCCGTGGTCGACCACTACGAACGATTGGCAGGGCGGCTCGTATTCGGCCTTGATGCGGATCCCGTAGGCGTTCATGCCGATGAGGCTGCCGTTGGAAACGTAGCGGCCGCGGAGCCAGCCGAACTGGTGCCAGTGGCCGAAGATGTCGAGGTCCGCAGTGCGGCTGCGGTTCCACTGGGCGAGCGCCTTGTTGACGCCAATCGTGATACCCCCGACGCCGCCCGAGTATTTGATCGCCTCGCCGTGCTGGTAGCGGACGACGAAGCCATCGAGGTCGAGGTATCCGAGGTAGCCCTCGCCTACTTGCCACTGGACGTTTTTCCGCGTTTCGGCCGCCGCCATGACGAGGTAGGCGTTTTGCTCAAACGAGTGATCGTGGCCCGTGCTCGCGCGCGGCTTGCCGAAGTTGGAGCGGCCGTGGTTGCCTGGCTGGGTAACGACGATCACCTCGCGGGCCAGATCGGCAGCCATGTCGATGATGCCGCGGAGCCGGCCCGCCGCCCACCGCATCGCTGCCAGCGGCGCGAGAGCCGTCGTCTCGACGAGCTCCTCGTGAATGTGGCCCGAGATGAAATCGCCGATCGCCGCGATCACGATACGGTCGAGCTTCACGAGCCGCCGCTCATGCTCGACGAGCGTGGCGATCCGGCCGGCGAGCTCCTCGATCCGGCGGTCGGCGATGTCGAGCGTGTATTCGTTGAGCCCGTTGGTCTGCTCTAGGGAAACGGTTTCCTCGCAGTGCCAATCGGAGAGGACGACGATCGCGGTGGCGGCGTTCTTTGCCTTGGCAGCCTTGGACAAGACGGGCCGCGTAGGCTTGATGCCCGCGAGACCGGCGATCGCGTCCGCCCTGGCCTTCTCTGCGTCGATCGCCGTGAGGGCTGCCTTGTAGCGGCCTTTGTACGACGCGAGCTCTGAGCGTAGGCGGGCGATCTCGGCGTCGGCCGCGAGACGGGTGGCGTGCTCGACGCTCTCGGCAATCGCGGCTACTGGCGTTTTTCGAGCCATTCGCGTACCCCTTGATGTCCGATGGAGGAAATGCCCGCCGTGTTGAGGTAGGCCGCGATGGCGACATACGCCGGTTTTCTCTTACTGCCAAACTCGCCGGCCACGAACGCCGCCTCGATCTGGCGAAGCGTTTCGAGGTGTGCTGGGTCTACGCGATCATGCCACCGCATCGACTGCGGCTTCGGAATCGCCGCCTTGATTGCCGCGATCGCGTCAATCTTTTTGCTCACGTCAATCCTCGTGTCGGAGGAGGCCGGCGGCGTCGAGGAACCGCGAGCACGTTTCCGCCATGTCGCAGACGGCGGTTTCGTCGAGGTCGGGCCAGCGTGCATGGATGAACTCATGGAGGATCGTGTCCACTAGGTCCGCGGTGTCCATTCCGGCGGCGAGCTTGATCGTCTTCGTCTCGTAGTCGCAGATGCCGTAGGCGCCGCGAAGGCGGCAGTCCCATTGCACTTTCCACCGTTGCCCTGCGATGTAGACGGTCCGTCGTCGTCGCATTACTTCACGATGCCCGACGGCGGCGGAATCACAAAAGCCTGTTTCTCTCGCACGCGGCGCCGCTTTTCGGCGAAACTCGCCGCCGCATCCGGCGCGAACCGCCGCGAGACGATGCCGGCGATCACCTTCCCGGCGGCGAGATCGTCCTTGCCGTTGCAGCAATGCTGGAACACGAGCTCGCCCGCTGGGTCGTGCTGGCAGATGGCCGGATGCCGGTAGGCCGGGTTGCGTTTGGGAATGCCGTACTCGCTGCCGGCGAGGCGCCAGGCTAGGAGCCATGTGTCCTTGTCGCCGTACAAAAATTCGTAGACGTGGTCGCGCCATTCATTCAGCAAAACACACAGGTCAAGCGCGTGAAGGTGCCGGCGGCGGTCGACCATGAGTTGCCCGCTCTCCAACGGTCGAGCCCCGTAGACGGGAGCGAGACCCACGTTTCGCCACGCGACCTCTGGCACCCACTCGGAGCGGTTGGCAGCCGGCGGCAGGTCGGGCCAGAAGAGGGCACCTGGCCGCGTGAAGGCTCGGTCGTGGAACAGGTACGTCGGGTCGCGGGCCGGCACGTTGTCGGCATCGAGGAGCAGCACCTCGGCGAAGCCCGTGTGGCGGACGGCGATTGCCTTGAGCCACCAGCCGCGGCCGCGACCGCTCTCGCTCTCGACGGTGCGGGGGCGGATGCCGAGGCGGGCGAGCGTGGCGTCGGCGTCGACCAGGCGGCAGCCGGCGTCGGTGAACACGGCGGCCATATCGGCCGGCATCTCGTCGGCGAGGTGCCAAATCTCAATGGGCAGCGTGCAACCGAGGCCGCGGAGCGTGGTGACGAGGTTCCAGGCGAGGCGGCCGTAGAGCTCGCCGCCTGCCGGTATGACGATGCCGCGGAGCTCGCGGACGGCGGGCAGGATCCACGGCGGGGAATCAAGGGCGTCAGCGAGGGCGGCGCGAAAGGGGGCAGGCATGTGCCCCATTAGGGCGGGTTAGGCGGCGGGGCCGGAGGGGGTCGGTCAACTGACGGTCATCGTGACCAAACATGGCGCGGTCCCGGAAACAAACCTCGTTTCCGGGTTTCCGAAAAAAAGCGTATCCGTAACTTTGACGGAACACGTTGCCTGCCACTGTACCGTTCCATTAAGAAACAACTCGCGAGCGACGTTTTGCGGAATGTCTGGCGTGGTGACTAACACTATTTGGTTTGTGTTGTCTGGATAGGCGCGGATCAAAGTTTGGACGGATGCTGCTCCGAATTGAAATGACGCCCGAGAAAACGAGCCTGGTGTTTCCGACCTCAAGTGCTCCGATGTGCAATTTGCTGGGACTTTAGGCAACGACTCCGCCTGCGATGAAAATGAAAGCGCCGGCGTTAAGTCAATTTCACAAACAACAAGATCGTCAGGTTGGCCGGCGTACCCGGTTAAGCTGCATGGGAACGATAGCACCGGCGACAAAAACCGCGTTCCGAGACTGCGGGGGCTGGTTGTGTTCACTGACGTAGTTAATTGCCGCGAGGTTTTGTAGACCTCGTCGAAGTAAAATTGCGCAGCACCCACGGCAGAACTTCCGCCGCCAACTCCTGACCAACTAGCAGTTCCCGTGAATGTTCCGTTAGGAATTATCGTCAAGGCAATGTTTTCGTAATCAAATCCTGCCGGAGAAAGAAAGCACGATTTAGCGCCTGCGTTTTCGTAGACGCCAACACATGACGCCTCGGCTATCTCTCGCTGCGAAGGTTGAACTGAGCCAGTGGCCGAAAAATACGGAACATCTACAACGCTGCGCTCGGGGCCATGGGGTTTTGTTAGAGACATTCCCAACCCTGCGCGGCATGGTAAATAGACAACGGAATCGGCGGGCGGCGTCAGCGTGAACTGCCCGAGCGACGTTCTCGCAGACGATGCAGACGCGAATGTGTCTGAAGGCTCGTATCCGCTTGCTTGAACCCACGAGCGCGACAACAGTCTCGGGGGCGCCGCAAATTGCGGGCACGCAAACGAAAAAGCGCAATAGAACCGCGGGCCATAAATCGTTGCTACGATTCCGCCGGCTTGCTTGGTGACTGCAAAATACGCAAAGCCGGCGGTGGTCGACGACGTTTCTAGGTTTCTAGCAATCAATCCGAAGTTAGTGTCGAGATAGCGTTCCGCGACTACTTGCTCGACGCCACCAACGATATTTCCTGCCTGAATTTTTGTGATGCCGTCAGTGACAACGTCTGCGACGTAGTCGGCTACGAGAGAGGTAAAGTTTTGTACGAGCCGGTGTTTAGTGAAAACCGTTTTTGCGTGCGATGGATTTGTGGAAACCCTAAAAAACACCCCGTCGGAACAGTTGTCGTTCTCCCAGAATGCCATGTCCCAACTTTGCGTTCCGCTGCCTTGGGAACCCCATTTGAAAAACACTGCATTCGGATAAACACCATCCCAGAAATACGGGTCCGCCACATAGAAGGCTGACCCTGCCAGCGGATGCGTAGGCGCAAACGGCAGCCACGTTGACGCCCGCGAGTAGTCGCCGGAACCGACCTCATACGGAATCGGGTTAACGACCAAGCCGTCGAGCGAATTGGTGATCGTCATATCGAGACCAGCGAAAAGTCATCGGAGATGGTGGCGATGAGCCGCCCATATCCAGCCGCCGAACTTTCCAGCGTGCCCCTCAACGACTCGACGGTTTCGCTTGTCGAGCGGCGTGTCGGCAGCGCGACGTATCTGTCGCTTGCCTGATAGATTCGCACCCGCGCCACCGCGAGGCCCTTGATCGCACACTGCACAACCAGCGTTTCGCCAGACTTCATCGGCTCAACGGTCAACGCAAACATCTCGGGTGCTGGCAAGAGCGTGGTGTTGCGTAGGTCCGTCGGCTCGGCAATTTGCCCGCGGAGCAACTTGAGGCCAGCCGGTGCGGCTGTAGTCCCAAAGACTTCGCAGCCAGAGATTTTGATCGGCACGCCGACGTAGCTGTAATTGATTCCGGGGGCCGCAGTCAGTTGCACGGGCACGACGATTGAGTATTGGAGCAGCGACAGCGGCCCAGCCTCGGCCCCGGTCCCCGCCCCGAGCACCCGATCGGCCGCCTCTTGCGCCCGGTTCCACGCCCTCGCGGAGATCGCCGACGAGAGCTTCTGGCCCTTCTCAATGCGTCCGTCTGGGCGTGCCATTAGGTGCCGATCCCAAGGCCGGAGAAATTGCCGTCTCTGTAAACCTTGTTGACGTAGACGAATTTCGGTTTCTTGACGAGCTCGTTACTCGACACGGCGTCTTCGTACCGAACCCAAAGGTACTCGTGGCCTTGTTTCTCGATGCCCGTGATGTCGCCGATGGTTTGAGCGGTCACGTTTGGCGACGCCACGAACTTATACGAGAGCGTCCACGGGCCATTCCCTCTCTGGTCGTCCCATTCCTGCGAGCCCGAGCACCCCATGAACAGCACCTCGCCAGCGGCGAAGGTGCGGAACCCGCCGTTGTTCACGGTGCCGGTCAAAGCGGCGATGCTCTTGATGTAGTTGGCCGTAACGTACTGGTGTGGCACGTCGTACGTTTCCGTCCAAGTCAGCGCGGGCGTCACGATGTCGACGCCGTTGACCGAGCTACCATCCACACCGATCGCGCTATTCATGCTCGGCGCGGTGCCAGGCGGATACCTGCGCTCTGTGCCACTGGTGACAGTCGTCCCGCCGCTCGTCGTGACCGTGCCGCCCGCCGCTTGCGTGATGTGCTGCGACCCGCCGCTCGTATCGAACGACCGCGACCGCTTGAGCGGATCCCGCTGGTCGTCGTCGTCGGCCCCCGCCTTCTCGTAGGCGATCGTAACTTGCCAAGCGTTGTCGCCGAGGTACGAGACGCTGTAGGACTCGGCTCGCAGTTGAACATTGGGTTGCCCCGGATACTGCCAGAAGGCTAGTTGTCCCGTGATGTAGGCGTTGGCCTCGGCGTGGAGAACCGTGTCGTCCGTCGTGCCGAATACCTTGTACGACTTCGAGTACGACGACACCGCCTTCCGACCGAGGCGGACGATCGTGGCCGAGCGGCTTGAGTTGTCTTCGATCCAAGAGAGCGCCATCGGTTACTCC